GACACCGGCGAACGCACTCGCGCTGCTGCTCGACCGAGAGACCACACGGCCTGTGTAACCGCTCGGAACGAACTCGTCGCAATAGTATGTGGTGGAGCTTCCGCCCCCGGCCGCACTCACGATGTCCATCCACTTCTGATGGACGACGGCCGTCATGTAGCCGCTCGACGTCGTGCTTTTCACCTTCCGTGTCGTGCCGTCTGGCATCTCTATGTGCAACTTGTACTGTTCGCTCGACGGACTGTTCGGCAGGCTCACCTTGTCCATCCACTCCGCCTTGTTGCCAAACCAGTTTTCATACCCCAGACAGTTGCAGGAGGGTATCTGCACATATTTGTCCGAACCATATTCGTCCGTCGTCTTGTACCAACAGTATTCTGTCTTGTGGTCGGGGTTGACGGTGTCTGTCATGCCCAGGATGGATGTCGTGCCGATAATGCGCGCGTTCGTGTTCTGCCCGTATCCGCACTGGTCTTGCGCGTCACGACGGCCATACTTCGCATAAAACAGGTTCGCCACATCCTTGTTCATCTCCCAGTCCACCAACTGCAGCCCGCGCTGGTTCGCATAGTACACCATGTCGGGCTGTGTCAGGCTCGCCACGCTCGTCGCCCCGCTGATGGCACTGTACAGCTTGGAGCCTATCGTCACGGCCTGGAACGCACCGCACAGGCAGGCCTCGTGCTCCACCCAGTCCGGCTCCATATCCTCTATCTTGTCACTGTTGCTGAGCACCACGCAGTCGAAATCGGATGTGTTGCGGATGGAAAAATGAAGCCGGGTAGCCCCTGCCGGCACATCGGATATCAGGTACATGCCGTCCACGAAACGGGCGTTCAGCGTTTCCACAATGACGCTCTTGACCACCGTGCCCGAATCGTCGGCGAACACCGCCCCCACAAGGCTGCTACCGACTACCGACGGAAAACGGACACGCTTGTAACCGGACACGGGTACCGTCACGGCACTGTAGTTCGTGTCCGATGTCAGCGAGCTCTGGACATCTGTTTTCCCGGTCTGTATCTTCTTGCCGCTGTCAATGGAACCGCCGTCACGGAGTTCCTCAAAGGTGACAATCGTGCATTCGGGACGGTCGGGCATTTCCTCCTGGTAACTGAAGCAGGCGTATTTCCTGTTATGCAGGTAGTCGTTCACGCCCTTGTACCAGTAATGGGGCTCATAGACGAACACGTCACCTTCCGTGCCGTCCAGCTTCGCCGCCGTACCGTCAGAATACTTGTTGCTGTCCGCATCGTCAAGCTGTGCGATTGTCATTGTTCCCTTGGATGCCTGCTTGCCCAGTACCCGGTGCCGTTGCCGCAATATGGCTGCCACATGCGCACTCGGAACATACTGGTTGCCGTACTTGTACCCGGTCTCGTTGTCGGGGTTGCTGATATTGGCATCATCGCTCACCGTGTCGTCGAACTCTATCATCGTGTACTGGGGCTGCCGGATGTTCAGTTCATCAAAACGCTCCACGTACTTGTTGAAAGTCCCGTCGTCCAGGTACTTCGTCAGATGGTATGTGCCCACCAGTTTGCACCGCGTGTTCGTCGTGTTGCCCTGCGCGTCGAAGCCGCCCAGCCCGGCATCGTACCATTCCTTCAGGTCGCTGCCGTCGCCTTCCAGTTCCAGTCCGGTGATGCGCACGTATTTCAGCTTGCCGCCGAGGGCAAACAGCTCCTTGAACACCGACAGCCCGTCTATTTGCGCGCAGTTCTCTATCCAGATGCCTGTCAGGTTCCGCTTGTTGTCAAACGTGATGGAGCTCCATTTGACATACTGCATGGAGCGCAGGATGAGCGTCTGGAAATTGGCCGGCAGGTGCAGCCGGTTCACCGCCGCGCCCTCGGCGAAGGTGATGGTACTAAGAGCTGTGCAGCCGGCCGCGTTCACCTCTTCCAGACGGTTGCAACCGGAGAGGTCGAGGCTCGGCAGGTTCACGTAGTTCACCACGTCCAGCTTCCGCAGCATCGGCAGCTTCGTGCCCAGCACCAGCTCCGTCAGGGCGTAGGTGTTCCCGCTGTTGCCCAACACCAGTTCCTCCAGCACGGGCAGGTTCGGCAGGCTCATGTCCGTGAAGCCGCCCCAGTCGCCCAGGTCGAGCTTCTTCATCCACTCCCCGCCGTACAGGTGGAAGATGGTGCCGATGTTGGCCATCTGCCCGTAGGTGTAGCTCCACTCCCTGTCCTTCGCCACCGCGTCGTGGGTCATCGTCTCGCCCTCGCGCCGGAACTCGAAGTAGAAGTCCCTGGCCGGGGTGGCCCGCACGGTGGCCCCTGCGGCGCTGTTGCCCTTGAAGCTGATGTCCGTCGCGGTGTATTGTCCTGCACTGTAACGTGCGTCGAACAGCCCCATGCGGTTCGTTACCCACCAGTGGCGGTGCGCCTTTCGGTTGCCCTGCATGGCTTCCAGGTAGGAGTATTTCACGTTGGTCACCGTGCCGTTCTGGTTCACCTCCACGCCCTCGGTCTTGGGCTCCACGTACTTGTTCAGCGCGTCGAGGTTGTAGATGCGCTCGCAGAACTTCGCGCTCTGCTCGTCGTCGAACATGGCGAAGACGGTGCTGTCGCTCATGCGTTCCCGGATGCGCCTGTAGGCCGCAGCCAGCTCGTCCGGGAACTGCTCCCGCAGGTTCTTCCACAGCACCGAATCGTGTCCGGCGTAGGCGTACACCGTCTTGTCCTCCGTGCTCAGTTCCGGATCAGTGGTTTCCTCGTCGATGTCCCACGGGTATTTCAGGCGGCCGTCGTTGCGCACGCCCAGGATGGTGTCGCAGTCGTAGAATATCATGTAGGCCAGTGTCTTTTCCTTGTCGGGATCATACCAAAAGGCCATCATCATGTTCTTCACCCGCTGGTCGACGCAGCCCATGATGTCCGTGAACATGTAGTAGTCACACAGATAGTCCACATCGAAGTAGTCGGCCAGCTCCGCCTTGAACTTCGCACCGTCGTCCTGCGTGGACTTCACCCACTTCACCACGCGCATCAGGTTCTCCGGCAATTTGGTGCCTGCCTCGTACTGCGCGTTCAGGTCGTCATCGTCCGGGAACCGCGCCTCGAACACCTTCAGCCAGTTCGGGGTGCCGTCGTCACCCTTCGTGGTGAAATCGTCGTCCAGGAACATCCCCATCGGGTAGTCGTTGTTCAGGAACTCCCAGCACTCCGTCGGGTTCTGCCCGCCGAACTTCTCCGTCACCCATGCCTGGTCGTGGTAGCCAGGTATGTCCAGGAAGCCGAACACGGCCTCCGTGCTCTTGTCGTTGTTGAAGTTGAACTTGCCCAGGAACTGCGGCGTCTCGTCCGCGCTGCCACGGTAGAACAGGTAGCACGGCTCGCCGTCGATGGTCGTGCGCACGTCATACGGGTAGGAGGTATCGCAGTGTCTCTGTGCAGGGGTAAGTTCTCCCGCCTGCGTCAGGATGTTCTGTACCAGCTTGGCCATACCGGTGTTGTGTGACGATGAACTTTCCGCAAAGTCGGCCTTCAGGCAGAAACAATCAACTGGCGCCGCTTGCTTTTGGCTGCCATTGGCAAGGCGGAAGGAGTAGGCGGCTTCTTCCTGCAACTCTCCGCCAACGCCCTGCTCGTCGCAGCCCAGGTACAGGTCGCCCGCCACCTTGGAGGCGTTCTTGAAGTAGATGCGGTAGTTCTTTATCGGGTAGGCCAGCGAGCTTGTGCCCTGCAGCCTGATGCAGCCGCCCACGCACTTGAAGTTCAACGCCTGGTTGCCCTTCACCACGCAGAGCATCTCGTCCACGTCGTATTTCGGGTCTTTGTCGTTGTTCACCGCCGCCTGCAGTACCGTAGGAACCCCGTTGTCCTGCCGTCCGGTGATGATGATGTAGCGCATTCCCTCGGGCACGCTGTCCACCGTCACATTGCCGTTCTCGTCAATCACGTCGTTGCTTTCATACAGGGCCATCATCCCATCCGCGCTGTCCTGGTCTATCATGTAGGTCTCCAGCACCTGCGAATCGCTCAGGTAGGTGCCGTATGCCCTCATCAGGTACACGTCCGTCGTCGCGCCGTCGGAGCCCAGTCCGATATACGCAGGGCTCGCCTGGTACACGCTGTCCGAGGTGCTGCGCTGCACCGAGCCGGACATGATGCCGTTGATATACAAGTAAACCATCTCCGTGTTCCGCTTCTCGTAGTCGCTCGACCCGTCCGTGCTCTTGGGGAAGCTCACGAAGGCCACCTCGTACACCTCGCCGGCGGCCATCTTCATCGACAGCTCGCTTTTGCCCCTGGTCACCATCCGCGCCTCCTGCGCCGTGATGACGAAGCCCGTGCCGTCCGCGTCCATGCAACGGATGACTTCCGCGCCCTCGTCCACCACCTCGCTCACCTTGTACTTCACGATGAAGGCCATCGCGTTCGTCACGTTCTGCTCCGGCTGTGCCAGCGGGCGGTGCTGCACGGTGGCACGCGCCGTGTCGGTCAGGCGCAGGGCCTTGCCTGTCCAGCCGTCGCCACCCCACTTGAAGCCTTCGAACACGGTCTGAATGCCGTTATAACTCCATTCCTCCCGGTTCACGTCGCTGTTGCTACGCCCCTGCGCCGTCAGCTTCAGCGTCATGCCGTCCGTCGGCTCGCTGAGGTTCAGGTCGCTCTTTTCCGCGATGAGCCGGAAATTGTAGGTCGTGTCGCCCACCACAATCTTGCACTGCTCCTCGCCGTAGTTGGAGGCGCGCAGCGTCAGGTTCTGCGCCGTGAACGGCACGGAGGCGGACGAGGCCAGGGTACCGCCCACATACACGTCCGCCCGTGTCGGGGTTTCCTTGGGGTTGTAGGCGGCATATTGTAGGGTGTAGCTGTCGTACTGCTTCGTCTGGATGTAGGGTGTCTGTCCCTTTCCAATGACTGCCCCGTCCGCGTAGTCGAACCTCGCGGACACCAGCGGCGTGTTGTTCCCGGCCTCCCGGATGCCTACGGCAAAAAGGATGCTGTTGGACTTGATGGTGCTCCCGTCCGACAGTTCCAGTTCCACCACGAGCTGCACCGTGTGCGTGCCGTGGCCCAGGTTCGTGGTCGCAATGGAGAAGCTGCCGTTGGCCGTGGAGCTGGTGATGCTGCGGTCTTCCGTGTCCTCCCCGTCCACATAGCAGCGCAGGGTTTTGGTGCCGGCACCGCTCAGGGCGTAGGGGATGCCCAGTGTCTGGCCGCGTGTTATGGCCGTGGCGATGCCGAAGCTGCTGCTCAGCGTGAGCTGTACCACGTTGATGCTCCACGTCACCTGCGCCACCTGCATCTCCGCGCCTTCCCCGACTTCCACGCGCACACGGACGGTATTCGTACCGATTCCCATGTACTTCGTCACGTCCACCGTGTTCGTGCTGCCGGCGGCCACATTGGCCGTCAGGGTGTTCGTGTTCGCGCCCTGCGTGACGGTCACGGTCACACGGCCGGGGTTGCCCGTGCTCTCGCCCGTCGTGGTGTCCGTCTGGTCGTAGGTGTAGGTCAGCTTCACCTCGTCGCCGCTCTTGACGGTCTTGTTCGGGGTGACACGCGTCAGCACGACTTTCGTCGTGGCCACCGTGGCGCCGCCTCCGCCGGTGAACATGTCGCTCGTGCTGATCACCTCGCCGGCCTCGTTCAGAAGGCTCAGCGAATAGGCCTTGTCCGCGCCCTCGCCGATTTCATTGAGCTGCAGGGCGGTGCCGTAGGTGGATGCCTTCTCGTTTATCTTGGCCGCCACGCCCTTGCCGCTCACCGGGTTCGTCGAGTTCTCGTTCACCGACTGGTCAACCTCCACCACCGGGATGTCCAGGCTCACCACGCCCTGGCCGTCCGGGGACAGCTCATCCGTGGCCGTGCCTTTCGTCACCCGGATTTTCTTGATGGCGTCACCGCCGCCGTAACGGTTCCAGGCCGAAGCGGTCAGGAAGGACGAAATATCAGTACCTTCAAAACGGTAATCCAGCCATTTGCCGGTGGATGCCTCGAAGGTTATCACCATGCCGGGCTTGTCCTCGTCGGCAATGTCGGCATCTGCCAAAACGGCCACGGCGGTTTCCTTCGTGTAGTAGCCGGAACCAAGCGGATGAAGCTGCGTCACGTTGTAGAAGCCGCTTCCGCTTCCCCCGCCGCTCGCCTTCACCAGGTCGCCGTCCTCGTCGCTCCATACATAGAGCGTGTCGCCGCAGATATATGTCTTGTCCTTCAGTACCGCACTGCGCGTGCCGTCCAGGAACAGATCCGGAGACGGGACGCCGGTCACAGTCCAGTTGTTGTAAAGCTGGCCGCCCACGCTGTAGGCGAACATCTTTTGGCTCTTTACATATACCACGGTTCCCCCTCCTTGGATGGAGGACGCGGCCTGTATGGTGCCACTGTCCACAAAGCCGGAGAAACGGGCCGAAGCGCCGTTCATGGCGGCCTTAGCCGTGTTCTCGTACTGTGCGGCGGCCTGCTGGGCCTTGCCAGCAGCCTCGTTGGCCGTGGAAGCTGCGGAATTGGCGGCGTTCTTGGCTTCCGTGGCCGTACTGGCCGCCGCATTGGCTGTCTGGGCGGCCGTATTGGCGGCCTGCGCGGCGGAGTTGGCCGCAGCAGCCGCATCCGTGGCGGGTTTTTGGAGCAACGTCATCGGTACGTTTACCAGTTCGTTCCCTTTCACGCCCGGCAGGGAGTTCACCCCGTTTAGCGAGGATACCGTTTCCAGCTCCTGCACGCCCTGGCTCTCCGCCTTGATGGCGTTGAGCACCTGCTGTATGTCTTCCTGTGATATGGCCATAATCAGTCCTTTTTATATTGGTTAAACTTCTTTCTTGTCTTCAGGTAGTCCGCCTCGCCCTCATGGGCGTATGCCTCACGCTCGAAACTGATTGCCCGGTAGGCTGCCCTCCTATCGCGCAGGCGTATCAGATGCCACAGCCATTCCAGCACGTACAGCAGGTAGAACGGCACATAGAGCAGTTCCTTCATCTGCGCCGTGTGGATGGCCTCGTGGTTGTAGTCCGTGGCCGTCATCTTGCAGCCCTCGCGCACGAACAGCACGCCGAAGAGGTTCACGCACTTGTAGCCATTGATGGGTATCACCTTGTTATATATCACTTTCATGGCCGTCTCCTTCCTCCAGTTGTGCGCGCAGCCCGTCGATGAAGGCCGGCGTGCAATACTCGTTTGCGATTCTTGTTATCAGCGACACTTCGGAACGGTCGTATTCCTCCGCGCCCTGACTCCTGTATATCTTCATCGCCAGCGCATGGGCGCGGATACCGTTCACGTTCAGATATATCAGATCTGCAAGGCTTTCCCTCGCGTCTCCTGTCCGGCTGCTCCGTCCGCCTATGCCGGTCGGTACCGTAAATTCCTTGAAATTCAATTTTGCCATCTTACCATGCATTATATCGATATTCGTAAATTTCACCTCTCCTTGTCCAGACGAGATGCTGGCAACTGTTGTTTATGAGTATCCATCGCAGGTTGTATGAGACAACCTCTCCGGTTTTCTCGTCATATTCGGGACAGTTCTGGAGCACCAGCTCTATCGTTCCGCTGTCGATTTCCATGATTTCCGCATCGAATTGGTCATAATGTTCAGTCGCGTCATGGCTTTGATAGAACAGCCCGCTGAATATTGGGCTGCCGTCTTCCGTCCTTATCGTGGTAGGCGGGGTTATCGTGCGCGTCTTGACAAAATGGGAATCCATTATGATTACCCTCGCCCCTTCGTAGTCTACCGATACGGGCAGCACGACTCCGTTAAAGGTGGCGTCGACAAATATATTAGTATTCAACCGGTATTCCACATTGTCTGTCGTCTCATTATACCCCAATTCTGTCGCGTCGCTGCTTCCTATCGGCTTGAACACGGAATACATGTAGCCTCTCAGTTTCGCGTTGTTGGTTTCTATGCTGCCGTCCTCCAGTATCTTGAAGTTCCCGTTCGCCGTCACCAGGCCTTCCAGCTTTATCTGGTCGGCGCTGATGGAGATGCCGCTTATCATCTTGCCGACCTCGTCCTTGGTTACGAACGCCTTGATGTCCGCCGTTTTCACCAGTCCGTTGTTGGACACGCCCTGGGCGAACAGTTCCGCGAAGTTGCTGGTGGTAACCAGCCCGGCCTTGTTGACCAGTTGCCCTTCCTCATCGAAATACTTCGACATCAGTTCGTTGTACTTTGCCGTCGTCACGATGGAGGAGGCCTCTATTACGTTCCCGTCCTTGTCGAAATTGGCCGCCGCTATCTTCACCAGCTTCTCGGACTGCTCGAACAGGGTCTTGTACTTGTAGGCCAGGGCTTCGGCGCGGTCGGTACTCAGCACCAGCATGTACAGGTATATCTCGCCTGTGAACGACAGCTTGAAGTCACCGGTTCCGTTCCACAGCCCGCTGTGGTTGAACACCTGGTAGCCATCCGTCACACCCAACTCGCCGTCGTAGCTGAACTCGTTGAAGTTCTCGAACCCGGTCTTGTCCAGACCTTCGAATCCTATCGTCAACCGTCCGGCCTTGGCCACGCGGTAGAAGAAGCTCAGGTACACCGCCTCCGGCTTCTTCAGCCCTTCGCCGTTCGTTTCGTTGTAGGCCGGGATGAACCGGAAATTTCCGTTTTTCTGCAGGATGTATTTGTTGCGTATATATACGGTGGTGCGCCCGTCGTCGGTCTTCACGCAGGCATAGTTCGTCTTGTCGGACAGCGGCGCCCCGTTCGCCCAGATCCATTTGTTGCCCAAAAGGAAGAAGGTGGCCTCATTTTCGGTGTCCCACTTGTTCATGCCGTCGCCGAACGAGGCGTTGTCCAGATAGCTCCTGTCCTCCGTGAAGTCCTTGCGAAGCCCCTCCACGGCGGCCTCAATCTTGCCCTCCGTAATCTCGAAACGCGTCAGGATGTCCTCGCCCGTGGTCAATACGAACGTGCCCATCAGGTACACGTTGTCGCCGTACAGGCCGTTGCCGTTGGGCTGGTTGTCCGCCGGGAACCGGCTGTCGCTGATGCCGTCCAGGTTGCCCAGGCGCACCCGCAGGCAACCGTCGAAGTTCTTGCCGCTCACGCCGTCCAGCACGTCCACCCTCGGCTGTCCGTCCTCGGTCGCCGCGATGGAGATGAGGTTCTGCCGCAGCCGGTTCTGGGTGTTACCCATCAGCACGCACTCGTCGCCCTCCTTGGGCTCCACGCCGCCGAACTCGCTCACGGGCACGGTGACACCTTCCCCGTCCGAGGCGGACACTTCCACCCAATAGCCGCGCAGGGATGCGCCGGTGAACTCCGCGCAGCGCATCAGGTCGTGCGCCACGAACTCGTTTTCCTGCTCGAAGGTGATCCTGTAGTTGTCGCCGTCCTTCGTGACGGTCTTTATCTTGCCGCTGGCCGCGCTGACGACGAACTGGCCGCCGATGCTGCGCACTTTCTGAATGAGCAGCTCCAGGGCCACCAGTGTCTGCCGGATGGTCACCTTGTCAATGGTCAGGTTGCTCAGCCCCGTCAGCGCGTCCATCCACAACTGCCAGCCCTCGCCTGTCATGCCGTCCACGAAACGCACCGAGCGCAGCAGTTCCCGGATGACGGCGGTCAGCCACTCGGCGTTGCCGTCCCCGTCCACTCCCGCACCGCTCTCCCCGGCCTTGTACCGGCCGAAGTCCGCGCCTTTCAGGAAATGGAGCTTCTCCTGTGCCGTGTCCTCGCGCAGCCTGCTCAGGGCTTCCTTCAGTGTCCTGCGTGCCGAGAACACGTTGTTGTCAGTCGGATAGGTATTGTCCCAGCTCCGTATCAGGTCGGGAAAACTCCCCGCCGTTGCCGTCTTCACATAGTTCTTCGCGTCGGTGATGCTGCCGTTGATAGCCTCCATCGCGCCGGTGCTCACCGCGTCGCTTATCTCCACGTCCATCTGCGAGGGCAGGTTCACCTGCCGGGTTATCTTGGTGACGCGGCTGCTCCTGTATCCCGTTTCCGGAAAGTATTGCCGGCTCTCCAGCCTTACCCGACGGCCCACATACAGGTCGATGCCGCTTTCCTCTATATATACGTGGTCGGTCGGCCCCTTGTAGCGGCCCGCGTCCACGGCGTTTTCCTCGTTGTAGCGGTCTACCGCCTCCCGGAACTCCTGCTCGGCCAGCGGGTAGTATTCGTCCGGCATCCGGATGTTCCAAAGGATGTACTTGTCGCCCGCCTTCGGGCAAAGGGTGTCGTTGGGAAGCTGGGTGCCGTCGTCATACGGCCATATCGTGATCAGCTCGAACTCGTGGGTGTCGCTGTCGTAGTTGGCCTCGAAAAAGTAGGTGCCGTCCTCCTCGTCGCCCAGTCCGGCCAGTTCGCTCCCTTCCTGGAAGGAGATGCGCTTCACCTTTTCGGCTATCTCATAACTGTTCGGGTCGAATCCCAGGCTGTTGTCCTTGAAATAGAATATCTTGAAGGGGGTGCCTTCCTCGTCGGTCACTTCCTCGCTGCGCACCGAACTCACCGTGCCGATACGCTTGGGATAGATGTCCGAAAAGGCGTCCGCCTCGTAATGGTGCCATACGCCATACTTCTCCACGTTCACGTCCACATGCTTCACGCCGCCGGGAAGCTGGAGCCGGCTGTGCCCGTATTTCTCCGGGTCAATGTTCCGGCTGCTGCCCACCGGGTAGAGCCGGGTGTAAAACTTGGCGTTGTCGGCCATGTCGCAGCTTATGCCCGTCAGGCCCTTGTTATACCCCAGCGTCACTTCCTCGCCCGTCTCGCAGCGGCACACGTTCACCGTCTGGCCTTCCACCCACCACTCGGCGCGGTTCCCGGCTTTCTCGGCCACTTCCCGGAGGGCCTCGTCGCAGTATTTGCCTTCGTAGTCGATGACGATGTTGTCCGTGCCTTCCACCGTGCCGACCTTCCAGTCGGTGGTGCGGTTCATGCCGTTGTTGATGCTTTTCACGATGAGGGCCACATGCTCCCTCGGAGGGGCGGTCAGCGTGAACACGGGCTCGTCGTCGCCGTCCGTGTCGTTCAGCACGAGGAAACGCTTGATCAGGCTTTCTATCCCGTACAGCTTCATGTCGTACCGCCACTCTACGGTGCTCTTCTGTTCCGGGCGGTAACGCTCCATGAGCCAGTATTTCTGCCCCCGGAACTCGGCGTAGTCGTTCACCTCCAGTGTCACGTGCTCGTACAGCGTGAACGACAGGGTGAGCACGTTGTCGCCCTGTAGCTCGTGTTCCTGCGTCGAGTTGTCGTCGCAGGGTGCCTGTATCTTCACTGTTCCGTCGCTGCCGTATATCGTTACCATATCGTTATAATGCCGTTAGATTGCCTTTCAAATAGTGGGTTTCGGTTCGCGGAAAATCACCGTGAACCGGCTGGCCTGCTTGCCCGCCTGCCAGAGGTAGGTCAGGGGTTCGTAGTCGCTGCCGTCCTTGTAGAACACGTGCAGCGTCAGGTCAAGGTCGGGGAAGCGGATGTCCAGCCACCCGTCGTCCCCCTGTTTCAGGAAGGCGATAAACGACCGGTACTGCGACAGCCATGCCTCGCGCGTGTCTGCGTACAGGGCGAACATGAGCTTCACGTCCCGCGCCTGGTTCCTCACGTCCAGCACGGACGAGTATTTCTCGCCGTCCTCTTCCCTGATGTCCACCGCCACATGGCTCTTGGTCTTGGACGGGGCCATTATCGCTTTCAGGTTGTTCCGGTCACCGCGTTTCTTCTCCACCAGGAAAGCGCCGTATTCCTTCCAGATGTCGGTGCCGTTCACCAGCACCTTGCCTCCCAGTATCGCGTCCATTGCCATAGTTCACTTCATTTTAAGTCCGTCACGTATGATTTTCTTGATGTCGTTCTTTATCTCGTCCAGATGCCTGGCACTGTTTCCGGTGTTTTCCTCGATGCGCCGGAGGTGGTCTACCGCCGTGCCCATCTGCTCGCTCACGTCCTGCATCTGCTCGTCGATGCTGGCCCAGTGCATCTGCCCGGAGGTGAAAAGCCCCTCGAGCTTGGTACCCTGCTCCTGGCTCATGGCGCTGAAGCTGCCGGCCTTGCCCGTCTGTGTCGTACCGCCTTCCTCCCCGCCATACCCGGTGGCTTCGGCCAGCTTGTCGCGCAGGGCCACGGCATCCTCCACGATGGCCTCGTAGCCGTTCGTGAGGGCGGCGATGTCCTCCGCGCTCAGGTCGTTGTCCTTCATCCGTTCGGCGAAGTCGTCATACCACCTTTGCAGCCGTTCCTTGTACTGCTCGCCTATCTGGTTGCTCAGGATGGCCCGCATGAAGTATTCGCTTACGTTTCCGGCTATCTCCTCCGCGCTTGCGTCCATGTCCATCAGCGTGTCGATAAACGAGTCGTAGAGCGAGTCGAAAGAAATCTGGGTCAGACTCTCGTTCAACTGCTCTTCCAGCTCCTCCAGTTTGCCGGCCTGATCGATGTAGTCGTCCAGCTTTTCCGTCAGCCGCCCGCCGTAACCGCCCTTTCCCGTGTCCTGTATCTGCTTCCACATGTCCACGTTGGAGCGGAGGGTTTTCATTTCTTCGGGGGACAGGCTCCACAGACTGCCGTCCCACTGCCGTCCTATCTGCTGGCTCAGCTTGTCTATCTGTTCGCGCGAGAAGCCGCCCCAGTAGTAGTTCCAGGAATGGTGCGAGCCGTGGTACCCGGCCTGCGCCTGCGCGATGGCGAGATAGTTCGCGTTCTGCTCGCTCTGGTAGTCGTAGGCCTGCTGGTAGGCGGCCACGCTCTTCCGGCCCTCGCCGCCCTTGATGGTGTCGGTCAGGTCTTCGATGCTCTGCTGCAGAGACTCGTTGCGGTCGGTCAGCCGGTCGATGGAGGCCTGCACCTCTTCCGCATTGCTCCCGTTTATCTTGTCCCCCAGCTTGCCGACCCCGCCGAACGAGATGGCGTCAAGGATGTTGCCGATACCGGAACGGACGGACTTGAACAGCGTGACGAACACGTCGCCGGAAAGCACGTCGCCGATGATGCCGCTGACCGCATTGAACACGCTGTCAAGCAGCGGGCCGATAAAGTTGCTCAGCCCGTCCTTGAACACGTCGATGATGGAGATGATCCATCCCACGATGGGAACCTTCTCCAGGCTCTCGGCAATCTTTCCCATCGCGCCGCCGGTGCCCTTGCCGAGCTGTATCAGGCCGTCGTAGGCGTTCCGGATGCCGGAAGAGGCGAGCTTCTGAAGGCCCTGCGTCACGTTCTCCATGTTGGCACGAAGTGTGGATGCCGTATCGGTGACGGCCTTTTGGTTACCGTTTACAACGGCCTCCTGTGTCCGGACGGATTCCGAAGCGGAGTCGGCATTCTCCTGGGCTGTGTTCCTCGCCGTCCGGGCTGCCTCAATTTCGGCATCCGAACCCTCACGCAGGGCTTGTTCGTAATTCTCCTGCGCTTCCTTGAGCCTTTCGAGAGCTTCGGCCTCCGCCTGCTTCGCCTCGTTCAGCTCCAACATGGACTGCCGGAGGCTGTCGATTTCGGTACCGAGCCGCCTGAAGCTGGCCTTGTCGGAACCGCCCGAGGACTGCTCCATCTGCCGGATGGCATCCACCAGGTCGTTCTGGCTGGACGGGTCAAGCCTCTTGAACTCGTCCGTCTGCATGTAGGCTTTCGCCTGTTCAAGCGCAGGACGGATGATGTCGGAGAACATGCCGCCGAACTCCCCGAACACGGCCGTCCAGTCAATGGACTGCTTCAGGTAGGACACATCCAGGGCGGCCGTCTCCGAATCGCGCTGCCGCTCCAGGGCCATGCGCTCTCCGTCATTTTGAGCCTTGCGTATCTTCTCCGCGTACTCCTGGGCGATGGCGAGCTTCTGTTGCTGGTAGGTGCCGTACTCTTTCAGGTAGTCGCGCATGGCTGCGGCTTCCGCCTCATAGACTTCCACGGTTTCCTTTTTACGGGTGTCCTCGTTCAGGGCATTCGCCCGGTCAATCTCGTCCTGTTGCTGCTTCGTCAGCCCGGAGGCGTTCACGTCCGTCACCCCGGCCTTCCTGTTGGCATCGGCCAGCTCGCGGGCCTTCTTTTCGATTTCGGCCTTGCGCTTGTCATAGTCTGCGTCTATCTGCGCCAGCTTCTTGTCCGTCCCTTCGCCCATCAGGTCAAGCTCATCCTGTTGGTTCTGCAGCTCCAGGGCGATGAGTTCGTCGTCCAGCTTCTGCTGCGCCTGTCTGCGCCGTTCGGCTTCCTTTTCGGCCTTGTCGGCGGCCTTGCGCTCACTCTCGGCATCCTTGTTCTCATCGGGCTTGTACCGGTCGTATTCCTTTTTGGCCAGGCTGAGGGCATCCTTCAGTTCCTTGGCCTTTTTCTCGTATTCTTCCTGTGTCAGGCTGTTGGATGTGTCGGCCAGGAAGTCGTTGTAGGCCTTCAGCGCTTCCTCGTATTCCTTCCGCGCCTGTGCACCCCAGTCCGCGCTGGACTCGCGCTTCAGGTTCCGTCGGTTCTTCTCGGCGGTCAGCTTGTTGAGCTGGTACTGGAGCTCGTCACGGCTGTATGTGCCCCTCAATGCTTCCGCCCCGTAAGCGATGTTTCCGTACTTCTTCTGCTCGGTAGTCATCCGGGCCAGCAGGTTCTCGCGCTGCCGGATCTGTTGCTCCAACGTATCATTGCTGATGCCGGTCAGGTTCTCGAAGTAGGCGTTGGCACGCTCCTTGCGCACCTGTTCGGACAGTGCCTTCCGTTTGTTGTAGAGGTTCTGCAGCTCGGTAGCTTCGTCCCCGGTCAGCCCACCCACCTTGCGCATCCGTGTTCCGGAACCGTTGGCATCCTCCCAGCGTTCGGTGGCTTTCTTTGCTTCCAATGCCGCGATGCGCGCATTCACGCTGTCCAGTTCGTTCTGAGGCCGCGTGATGGATTGTCCGGCTTCCAGCTCGGCGATTTCCTCCTTGATGCGCTTGATGTTTTTCAGCTTCTCGTATTCGGTGTCATACTTGGCGAAGATGTCCGGGTATTTCTGTTCAAGTTTGTTCAACGCCTCACGCCGGGTATCGGTGGCCAGACTCTCGTCACCAGCCACGCCGCAGAGTTCCTCCAGTCTGCGGCGGTGTTCCTCCTCTGCCTCGATGGTCTTTTGCTTGGCGGCCAGGTATTCCTCCTCGGCTTCCTTCAGGCGTTCGGTCTCGGTCTTCATCGACACCATCGCGGCCACCACGCCGGCAATCAGCGTGGCCACCAGCACGTAGGGGTTGGCGAGCATCGTGGCGTTGAGCAGCTTCTGCGCCTTCTCCACTATGACCAGCCAGCCGTAGTGCAGGGTTTCGGCCACGGTCAGCGCGCCAACGCCGGCCGTCTGGAGGGCCTGCATGGCGGTGACGGCCATGACGGCTGTTTTGTATGCCCCATAGGTGCCGACAAGCCCGACCAATACGCGGCCCACCTGCTCGTAGTGGTCAACCAGGTAGGACACCGCATCCAATGAGCCGCCTATAATGCCTTCAGACTGATGTCCGATTTCGTTCAGCATCATGCTGATGCTGTCCTGGATGTTGCTGATGCGTCCGGTGATGGTCTTGCTCTGCTCCTCCATGAGATTGTAGAACATGCCGCCCTCGTTCGTGAGGTTCTGCAGGGCCTGCTGCACTTCCGGGAAACCGACCTTGCCGGCCTCCACCATCTCGCGCACCTTGCTCTCCGCCACGCCCAGGACGCTTGCCAGCTCACGGCCGAGGGGGATGCCGCGGCCCACGAACTGGTTGTAGTCCGCCGTGTACAGGCGGCCCTGCGTCATGGTCGTGCCGTACAGGTATATCAGGTCGTTCAGAGGCTGGTTCAGCCCGGCGGCGATGTTGCCCAGGCGGATGAGGTCATCGTTGACGTTCTCCACGTTCTCGCCGTAGGCCAGCAACTGGCGCGCGCCGTTAGAGATGCTTTGCAGGTCAAACGGAGTTTTAGCGGCGGTATCAAGCAACTGTGTCATCAGTTCAGTTGCTTTTTCCTCGCTGCCGAGCATGGTACGGAAGGAGGCCTCCAACTGCTGGAACTCGCCGCGCACCTTGACGATGTTGCTGACGAGTTCCTTTACGGCGAACGCCCCGGCAATCTTCGACACGGTACCCCGGACGGATTCGGCCTGCCTGTCCAGCCGCTCCATCTCCGCCGACGCGCCAGTGGTCTTCGTTTTCAGCTCGTCCACCTTGCGCCCGGCCTTGTCAAGTCCGGCGCTCAGGCGGTCACGCATCAGTATCTCTATTTCTACGGGTTTCGTTGCCATTTTATTTCTTCAGGTTGCTTTGGAAAAATCCTACAATGTCTTTCGCCTCGTCCTCCGCGCTCTTCTCTTCTTTCTTTTTGCGTACATAGCGCGGCGCGTCGGCAAGCATCATGATGAGGGTCTGGTAGTTCACGCCTTCCAGGATGTAGTCTACGCTCCATCCTGTGGCATTCGCTATCTGCCAGACAAAGCCGAAGGGGCTATGGGAAGGCTCGTAGACCGTCTTTAACTCCCCTTCCTTCCTTGGCTCAGTCTCAGCTTCATTGGGTTCGTCATCCCGGCTGATCTGATAATACTCGTAAAAGGGTCGGTGCCCAGCAGGAACACGAAGTTGCGCATCGCCGCGTCCATGTAGGCCGGCTCCATGAAGTGGCGCACCCACCAGGCGGTCAGCCCCACCAGCAGGTGGCGGCTCCACCAGCCGCGGCACAGGGTGTAGGCGATCCTCCGGCTCACGGCCTTGCCGTGAGCGGCGATGAAGGCCATCTCCTCGTCCTTGGTGAACTTCTTCATCTCGTCTGCCGTCACGCCCAGCGACAGATAGACTCTCGCCAGCCGTATCAGTCCGCCCAGTCGGGGGCGGCGCATCACCACGCGCAGCTTCAGGGGCTTCTTAACCAGCGGGATGCGCAGTTCCTTCAAGGGGACGGACACGCCCCTGTCCAACAGGGCGGCCGTCCCCTCGGCTTGCACCAGACGTTCCGTTGACTTGTCCATACGTTACTCTGACGGCGTGTCGTTGATTTCGTAGGGAGCGGTGTCCGGCTCTTCGGGCTTGTTCACCTTCAGCTGGCATTCCAGCTTGGATACCTCCGTCAGCGTCAGCTTGCCGCCCAGGTTGGCCATGATGGTGCCGTTGGGTATCTTCATCGTCTGGCCGCTCACGAACTGGATTTCCCACGGGCCGCGCAGCTCCACGAGGTCGGTCGGGGCCTTCCAGCCGGTGTAGCTGCCCGTGCTGCCCACCAGCGTGCCGCCAAGCACGGCCTGGATGTTCTCATAGTCCAGCTGGATGAGGTTGAACGTCGGCGCGATGGTCGCGTTCTTGTTGGCCAGTGTCAGCACCGGAGCGTCAGGTACCTGCTCGGCTTCCACGTCCGTACTCTCCGGCTTAGTGCCGCCCCAGTCCCAGCTGCCTTTCTCGATGTAGCCGATTTCCTTGCTGTTGAACTTTACCACGGCTATGCCGTATATGAATTTCTTAGTTGCCATTGTTCTTTCGTTTTAGAATGATGATTATTGTTGTTAGCACACTCAGCAGTATTCCGACCCCGAAACCGTAGAAGAATGTTTTAACGGGGTTCGAACGCTGTTTTATTTCCTCTTTGTACAGCCCGGTCATCTCCTCGTAGCGTTCCTGCCATGCGGAGCTTGTACGCTCGTAGTATTCCACCAGGAGCTGCAGGCTGTCGCAGCTCGCGTACACGGTGATCACGTCCCTGTCGCGGCTTACCGACACGCTGGCCTGTCCGCTCTTCCCGCTGTATGAGGCCAGCGGAGGAAGCCTCAGAAGGCTGTCAGCCGGTATCTTCAGGCTCACCTCCGACTTCGGTACCGTTTCCGTCCGTATCAGGCGGACTTCGCTCCTCATGCTGTCCGCCCGGCCCGTCGCCGTTTCCGTCCGTGTCGTTTCCCGCGCTGTCTTTCGGGTGCTCGCGCACCCCGCGAAGCACAGGGCAATCGTCATGATGCTTGCAAGAATTGGCAGTGTCAATGGCCTTGCGAAGGCGTGCCATTTCGCGTTTCGTCGCCTGAAGGTCTTTCCTCGTCGCATTGAGTTCGTCTTTTAACGGTTCGACTATATTGTCCACAAGTATCCGGGTGGCGTGCTCAGCGTTGTCAATCCGCACGGTTTCGGCATCCGCCTTCGCCTTCTCGGCTTCCGCGTTGGCCTTGCGCACCGTCGCGCGGAGCGTCACAATGCCAACCACGGTCGCCAAAAGAGAGCCACCCAGTACGAAATTGAGAATTTCACTGAGTCCCATCTGATACTATGTTTTTATTGTTTGATTCCTATCGATTCCAGCCATGCAGGCACATCGAAACTCGGGCAGGCTTTCGCCGCCAGCTGGTTATGCCCTACAACCGGGATGGAGGGGAAACGCCGGCAGAAGTCTTTCACGTAGGCTTCCATCGCCTTCTTCTGCGCCGGGGTACGGGTGTCCTTGGGGGTCTTGCCGTCAGCGGCAACGCCGCCGACGTACACAACGTGCCGGGATGTGGAGTTGTACCCTTTTGCCCCGTTGGTAATCTCCCAAGGATCCACCTGTGCGTCCTCGTTGTTGTCCACCAGGCGTTCCACCTTTCCGTCCAGGTGTATCATGTCGGTATAGCCGACCTGTTTCCATCCACGACCGCCCTTGCTCACCGGGTCGGTGTGCCAGTGGCGGATGTCCGCCGCGCTCACTTCGCGGCCTTCTGGGGTGGCTGTACAATGCAATACCAAACGTTTCAATTGTGCCATGACTTACTCTCCTGCCGTTTGGGTTATCGTTATCTTGGCCGTTTTGCTGTTGTTGGACTGCAAGGTCAATGTCAGGGTTCCGCTTTTCTGTTCACCTTCATTGGCTTCTGCTGAAATGGTCACAGTATTGCCTTTCTTGCTTACGCTGAAGCCTTCAGGGGCTGCACCCACCGTATATGCGCCGCTTGCTGTCACCGTCACGTCCTTACTGCCACCCTCAGCCGGGATTGTCACGGTAGTCGGGTCTGCCGTGATGCTGCCGTCCGACGATGCCTGATAGCCGCTGCGGATTGCCACACCGGCATCCGCTTTCTTGAACATGCAGATGAAGTAGTGTCTGAAGTTGATCTTGTTGCGCTGGTATTCCGGGTCAGTCGATGCCTCGCTGTAATACATCTTGGTAGAGCCGGTGGCCTTGAACACACGCGGTACATAGAAGGCGAACGAACATTGGAATTCCCCGGCTTCGGCCAAGGCACCGACAGCTTTCTTCTTGCCGGCAACGGTATAGAGCGGGGTATTCCCGAACTCATAGATGTCGAAACCGTACAGGCGGCCTATCCTGCCATCCGTCTGGTTCAGGTTATACTGCTCCTTGAACTTCTGGTCTGCCATCAACAAGTCGTTTACATGGTCACTGCACAATACCAGGCGACGCTTGTCAGCCGGTACACGCAACTTGTCCAATGCAGCTTTCAGGCGCACGATGTCACCGGGCACAAGGCGCAGACGGCCCGTGTCGGCATCACGCTCGCCGGTCGTTACCAATACCGGAGTGGTGTCTGTATTTTCCGTAGGGCACAACGCATGGGCCGCCTTCGCAAACTTGGCGTCATTGATGGCGTTCGAGTGGCTCTCCTTCACACGGCTCATTTTATCGTAGCTGATGGCATACAGCTCATCGTCCGTAATGGGAGTCACCTTCGTCTGGAACTTGTCAAGTTCGATGGCGATATCCGCATCGTCCAGAGCCTGCAAGGGGATTGGGTAAGTCGTGTTGTTGATCAGCACTTCCGGGTCAACTCCCACCTCCACCAGGTGGATGATGTCGTTGTTCACCAGGGACGAGCTGTCGGGTATGCCGTCCAGCCACGTGCCTTCCAGCAGGCCGCGCAGGGCTTTCACCAGCTCGCCCGTCCATATTTCCTTATACACTCCGGCACGCAACACACCCTGGGGCATGATGTCGCCGAACAGGACGGCCACGGCATTCATGCCGGCCGCACCGGACACCGGAGAAATACCGGCCGCCATTGCCAGCAAACCGCCTGTCATGCAGTTGAACAGGACAGCAGCCAGCACCATCATGATTTTCTTGTTCATTGTCATTGTCTTTATCAGGTTTCACATTCAGATTTCACACTCCATGCCGTACTCCGCCTTGTACAGGCGCTTGTATTCGTCCGGCTGTTTCTCGCGCATCTCCTCCAGCTTATCTGCCGGCACCTCGCTCAGTTTCTTGTAAGTGGCAGTAGTTACAGAAGGAGCGCCTCCCGAATGGCCGACGACTGCGCTCAGCTTCACCTGCGGCGACATGGCACCGAAAGTGCTTTCCAGGTCTTCCACTCCGATTTTCTTACCGAGCTCAATGAACTGCTGTTTCTTGTCCTCGCCGATACGCTTTTCCGCAATGGCCTTTTCCACCGCCGCCGTGATGCGTCCGAGCTGCAGTGTCTCGTTTTCTTTGCGGAGCTTGTCCGCATCTTCCTTGGAGGCTTTCAGTTCCGCGAGCTTCGCGCTGATGGCCGCCTCGTCAGCCGTTTCCGGCAGGCCCAACTGGAGGGCCAGCATTTTCTGATCCATAACTTTTTGTTTTTGGGGTTTGTTATTCAACAATGGCAGGAGGCATTCGCCGTCCTTGCCGAGATTTATCACTGTGCCGTCCCTTTTCAGGACGATGGCATCGTCATTGGCTCCTATGTCCACTAGCGACACCTCGAACAGCTTGCTCTTCGTCACCGTCGGCCGGGTCTGTCCCTGCACGAGGTGTTCCTTTGCGTCGCTCAGTTCCAGGATGTCTATCCCGGCACTGACCATGCGCAAGCTGCCGAACTCGTACTGTTTCTTGCACCGCTTCGACAGTTCGCTGGCCTCGTCAAAGACCAGCTCGCCGGTCACTTCGCCGTTCTCGGACTTCAGGTCTTTCACATAGCCTATCACATTGCCGCGCTCGTGCATGTAAAGCAGCACGGGATTCCGGCAGTACTGCTCCACGTTCATGCCTGCGGTCAGCACACGGGAGCCGTAGCTGTTCAGGCTGTCGTTTGAAATTCTTACTCGTCTTGCACTCATTTTGTTTTCGCGTTTTGCGTTTTACGCTGCAATATTACACCGCAAAGGGCTGGCCGCCAAAAAAGTGTGAAACGGTTGCACACTTCTATGCAACCGTTTCCTATCTTTTTGGCGTTCAGCCCGAAACGCCGCAACTTTGCCGTAAGATACGCACGCATTCAAGATTTTACCAGATATGAAGAAAGCAGACATTGAGAAGAAGAAGTCACTCGGCAGGGCATTGTACCTTTCCGGGATGGAACAGACCGAGATTGCCGACAAGATAGGCATATCGCGCGTCACCGTCTCCAAATGGTGTTCCGCCGAGGGATGGAAGGAGGCGAGGGCGGCCAAGAGCATCACACGCCCGGAACTGGTCAACAAGCTGTTGCTGACCATCGACAAGCTCATAGAGCAGGTGAACGCATCCGAGGATGCCAACCTCATCGCCGGACTGGGCGACAAGCTGGCCAAACTGTCGTCGGTCATCGAGAAGCTCGACAAGAAGGCCAACGTGGTGGATGCCATCGAGGTGTTCATGGCCTTTTCAAAATGGCTGGAGCACCGGGCGCAGACCGACCCGGAACTCACGCCCGACCTTATCAAGGCCATCAACAAGTACCAGGACAAGTATATAGTGGAAAGCATGGGCACGAGCCTGGGGAGGTGACGCATGGCGACACAGGCAGAGATTAAACAGAGGTATGCGGAATGGCAGGAACACTGCAAGCACATCCAGTCCATCACGGACACTGCACTGCTGATAAGAGAAACGCCGGTCGAAAAGGATAGGCGCATCCGGCGTCTGCAAAAGGACTATGCCGCGTTCTGTGAATACTACTTCCCGCATTTCCTGCAACTGCGCGACAAGGTGACGGGCGAAGTCATCCGTACCATACATAATGCACCGTTCCACAACACGGCGGCCGTCAAGGTCAAGAACACCCCGAACCTGAAGGCAGTATTCAAATGGCCGCGCGGCCATGCCAAGTCCACCCATTTTGACATCTTCATGCCGCTCTGGCTGATGTTCCAGCCCAAGCGGCTCATCAATTTCATGGTGGTCGTCGGAAAAAGCGAGGACAGCGCCATACGCCTGCTCTCGGACATACAGGCGGAACTGGAATTCAACCAAAGGCTCATCGCCGATTTCGGAGAGCAGAAAAGCATCGGTGACTGGCAGGAAGGGGAGTTTACGGCACAGTCCGGCGTCAAGTTCCTGGCCTGCGGACGCGGACAGTCGCCACGCGGCCTGCGCGAACGTGAGGCACGCCCTGATTACATAGTCATCGACGACCTCGATGACGACGAGCTTTGCCGCAACGAGAAACGTGTCAAAGACCTTACCGATTGGGTGAAGGAGGCACTTTTTGGCGCGTTGGATGTGGGGCGCGGACGCTTCATCATGGTAGGAAACCTCATTTCCAAGACCTCCGTGCTGGCCAACATTGCAGCTACCAAAGGAGTATATGTGTCGGAAATCAAAGCGGTTGACCGTGACGGCAATCCTGTATGGAAGGAGAAGTGGACGAAGGAGGAGGCGCAGGAATACCGCGACTTCGTGGGATACAGGGCATGGGAGAAGGAAATGATGCACAACCCCATCAAGGATGGCACCATCTTCCGCCATGACTGGATACGTTTCAAAAAGGTGCTGCCGCTCGAAAAGTACGACCAGCTCGTGTGCTACACCGACCCTTCGTTCAAGTCAACCACAGCCAACGACTACAAGGCTTCGCGCCTGTGGGGAAAGACCGGCTCCGAACTCCACCTCATCGACTGCTACGTCCGGCAGGACACCGTGACCGGCATGGTGCGGTGGCTCTATGACCTGTACGAGCGCACACGCGACAAGGCAGCCGTCCTCTTCTTCATGGAGGCGAACTTCATGCAGGACATCATCCTGGACGAGTTCACCGAGGAGGGCAACCGCCGCGGCTACCAGCTTCCCATCATGCCGGACATGCGCAAGAAACCGGAGAAACTCCAGCGCATTGAGGCCGTTTCGCCCTTGTGGGAACGCGGTTTCGTGTTCTACAATGAAGCATTGAAGGACACTCCGGACATGCAGGTCGGTATAGAACAGACGCTCGCACTCGAACGCGGCAGCCGGGTGCATGATGACGCGCCGGACGCGGACGAGGGAGCCATCTGGATTCTACAAAAACATACAAGACAACAGATTTACAAACCGAGGCTTGGCATGAGGCGCCATTCCTCAAAAAACAGCTGGTGATATGTTCAGATTTATAAAGGACTTGATTTTCGCATGGCAATACAAGCGTGCCGTGAAAAAGGCCGTGAAACTTTCCAAACTCCACGGCATGAAGTTTTATGTGGTTTACCTGAACGGCGGACTGAAAGTCGTACCCAAGAAGGCTATCAAGGAACTGGTGGCACGCCGCCGGTTTCGCAAGGGGGTGACCGTGCAGGACATCGAGAAACGTGCATTGTTCGTAACGCATTGAAAGGAGGCATTATGTTCATTACAGACGAGGATTACAAGGTGGTCATCGGCGAGAGCGCGCTGAAGGTGGTGTCCCAGGTAAGCACGGAAAACCGCAGCAATGCCGAGATGGAGGCGCAGGAGGAAATGGCCGGATACCTGCGCCCGAAATATGACTGCGCGGCCCTGTTCGCCGCAGAAGGCGACGAACGCAACCGGCTCGTGGTCATGTACTGCTGCGACATTGCGCTCTACCACATGGCGGCGTCCCTGCCGCAGAAGATGGGCATGGAAATACGCAAGGAGCGTTACGAAAGGGCCGTCAAATGGCTGGAGGGCGTACAGGCAGGGAAGATTGTGCCGGATCTGCCGGTCGTACTGGACGAGGATGGTGAGCCGGTAAGCGGAACATTCATTTACGGGTGCCAGAAGAAACAACGCTATAACTGGTAGGCTTATGGGAATATGGAAAGACATAAGGCAGTATTTCGCCGGCCATGACGACCGGATGCTGCATACGAGATACGGAGACTTCAATCTCGCAAAGGAAGGCGACCGCAGGAAAGTGCGGAAGATGGTAGTCAACCTGCAGCGCACGACCGACGCGCTGACGCGGAGGGACATACAGGACTGGCGCAACGCCTGGCAGCTGGCCATCAACGTGGACAGCCCAAACCGCAAACCGCTTTACGACATCTACCGGGACGTGGACGCTGACCTGCACCTGTCCGGCTGCATCGAACAGCGCAAGGGCTTCGTCATGTCGCGCTCGTTCAAGATTGTCGGCGCGGACGGCAAGGAGGTAGAAGACGCGGCACACTATTTCAACCAGGCATGGTTCCGCCAGCTGATGAAACTGTCGCTCGATTCCGTCTATTGGGGCCACTCGCTCATAGAGCTCGGCGACATAGTCACCGACGGGGACGGCTGCATCTGCTACGACGGGGTGAAGCTCATACCGCGCAAGCACGTCATACCCGAATACGGACGGGTCGTAACCGACCTCGGACAGGACTGGACGACCGGGCTGGAATATCGCCGTGCCCCGTTTACGGACTGGCTCATTGAAGCCGGGCAGCCTGACGACCTCGGGCTGTTCCTCAAGGCCGCCACGCAGACCATACCGAAGAAGAACGCCCTGGCGTTCTGGGATACCTTCGCGGAGATTTTCGGCATGCCCATGCGCATCGCCAAGACCACCACGCGCGACGAGAAGGAACTGGCCAAGATGGAAAAGATGATGGACAGCATGGGGGCAAGCCTTTGGGGAGTGTTCCAGGAAGGCACGGAGATAGAGGTCGTGGAAAGCACCAAGGGCGACGCATTCAACGTGTACGACAAGCGCGTGGACAGGGCGAACTCCGAACTGTCCAAGCTCATCATCGGACAGACCATGACCATCGAGGACGGCTCCAGCCTGTCGCAGTCGCAGACGCACCTCGAAGTGTTCGAGAACCTCGTGGAAAGCGACCGCACCATGCTGGCCGACATCGTGAACAACCAGCTCATCCCGCGCATGGTTAAACACGGCTTCCCCATAAAGGGCCTTAGGTTTGAATGGGACGAATCGGTCGATTATACCCCTGAACAGCAGGTGGCTTTTGAAAAAATGGTATCAGATCGGTATGAAGTAGACCCAAAGTATTTTGCGGAAAAGTACAACATGCCGGTCGGGGAAAGGCGCAACGTCCAGACCTCCATGACCGGGAAGGAGGATGAAGCGGATGACGGCAAGAAACGGCAAAAACATGCACGCCCTTTTTTCGACTGAGCCCCGATGAATATTCGGGGCTGCACAGCCGCTACGCAGCGTTGCTTGGGGACAAAATGGAGTTATCCACCAAAGACCCTATTGACAAAGGGTTGCGTGAAAAACTCAAAGAGGCGTTCAAGGTCATGATGCGTGCACTTTATAAGGAAGAGGGCGCGTCGCTCCGTATCGGCATACTGGCCGAACCGGCCGCACAGGAATTCATCGGGGCGCACACAGACGCGCTCGACTCTTCATTCCACAAGGTGGAGATGTCCGACATCATGCGCCAAAGGCTCAGCCGCTCCAACTACGTCTTTTCAGGCATGAAGGCTTTCCATGAGCTGAACGAGGCGTTCCCGTCCCTGCTGGATGAGAACGGCAATAGAAAGACATTCGAACACTTTTTGAAGGACGTGCAAAGTATTGATGCCACCTACAACTCGAACTACCTGCGGTCGGAATTCAACTTTGTACAGGCTTCGGCGGAAATGGCGGCCAAGTGGGAGGGTTTCATGCAGGACGGCGACCGCTACTACCTGCAGTACCGCACGGCACACGACAACAAAGTCCGCCCGGAACATGCCGCGCTCCACGGGGTGACGCTGCCGATAACGGATTCCTTCTGGGAGGAATATTATCCGCCCAACGGGTGGAACTGCCGCTGTACCGTGGTCCAGGTGCGCAAGTCGCGCTATCCGGCCACGCCGCACGACGAGGCGATGGCGCTCGGCGAGGAAGCCCTGCAGCGCGACACGAAAGGGATGTTCCGCTTCAACCCCGGAAAGCAGGAAAAGGCCGTGCCGGACTATAATCCGTACACCATCAGCCGCTGCCGGGATTGTGACATCGCCAAGGGGAAAGCGAAGCTCGCCAAGGCGTTCATCCCGGACAACGAACTGTGCCAGGCATGCCAGTTGATAAGGGAACTTGCACAAAAGGAACATTCAAACAAACTTACGAAAGAGGAGCGATTGGCCATACGGGATAATGTAAGGCAATGGGCAAACGAGCATTTGCCCGAAGTAAGCACCTTCACGGGTACGGCCAAGCGTCTGGTAATCAAAAACAACGACACGGGCTCGGACATAATCCTAAATAAGGGCTTCTTCGATGAAACATTTGCCAAGAACTTGCACAATAGCAAACTGGCAGAAACCATGCTGCTTGCAATGAAGGCAGAGGAATGGCTGCCTGATGCCAAATTCGTAAGGACAGAACAGGGTCGTCACCATCAGTTCAACTTCAATGTATATTCAGCACAAATAAACGGAGTAAAAATTGAATGCAAGGCAAAAGTTACAAGCGGGGAGATACTATATACAATGCGGATTATAAAATAAGGATTGAAACTCCCCCCGAAGTCTGCACCTCAAAAAGGCCGACGTGTGAGGGGCTCATTCAATCCTCAACTGCAAATATACAAACAATTTTTCAAAACCGATTCATTATGAACAGAATTATCTCTTTTTTGAAGGGAAGCAACCGGTGGAAGCACCTTGCCGGGGGCTTTGTAGTTGGATTGTGCGCATGTTCCGCATTCGGGGCCGTGTATTCGGCTGCCGTAGCGGCCTCATGCCTTGAACTGAAAGACAAGCTGCACGGCAGTCCGTGGGACTGGACTGACTGGCTTCTTACAGTGGCCGGAGGCGTTGCGGCAAGCATCATCTGGATGCTGCTGTGACAAGAAACCCCGCAGGTCGTTTCCGGCTTGCGGGGTTCTTTGTTACTGCAGCGACTTTATCGCCACGCACTGGTACACTTCTATGTTCTCAACGATGTCCTCGTGGTTGTGGTTAGTGTCGCTCTCCACAAGGTCGAACTCCCTGAAAGTTTCTCCATCCATGCAGGCAAGCGCGGCGTGTATCTCCTCCAGCAAGTCGAACACCTCCAGGCTCTCTTCCTTGAAGGGGCTGCCGTCGCTCACGCTGCCCGTCCAGTCCGTCACCACGTGCAACGCGACCTCCGGTTCGGCACGGTATTCCACGCCGTTCACTATCGCGTTCCACTTTATCGGCCGGAACTCCACGAACACAGCCGGGCGCGCCCAGCTTTCCTCCTGCTCGATGAATTCCACATTGTGGTTCCACAAGTCGATGTGCTTTATAGCACCGCCGCCGACCTCCTTCAGACGGTCGCACAGCATCTGGTACAGTTCCTTTCTCATTTCCTTTCTATACTAAAATCCATATTGAAATACTCGTTCAGGTTGTCCTCGATGATTTCACGGACGATACGCTCAACCTCCGGCCCTGTGCCGAGAAATCTCCGCCTGGGTATGCGGATGGTAGTTCCGGCACGTTTGAGGGCCATGAAACGCCAGAAATCGGCCTCCGTGGAAAGCTGGCGCGTCCGCTTGTCGTTCCGGCGCTGGCCGTTCTTCTTCCGCCCGAAACTTCCGGTGGCCTCGTAGTATTTGTGCCAGAAGTAACGCTTCATCTTCCCCGTCACCACTATCTCGCCGCCGTCGTTGTGGATGGCCGCATACGGCAGGTCGGTATAGAACGTGATGCTGTCGTCCGTTGTCCGGCTGCGGATGCTGCGCCGCAGCGTGCCGGTGTCCACCAGTATCGTGCCGCCGGGACGGGTCGGGCTTTTCCGGCGCGCCCATGCATCATTGAAAAAAGCCTGGCGCTCGAAGTTCCTGTCAAACTCGTCGCCAAGCTCCACCCGGATGTCCGACAATATCCGGCGTATTATCGCTTTGGTATTTTTGTTCGTTCCGCTCATGTGTCAAACTTGAAATACAGTTGGGTGTCTTCCGGCAGGTCGTTCTTGGGGTCGGCGGACGCTTTCAATATGTTATAAAAAGTCCTCTCGCTGATACCATACACAGGATATATGTACCTCCGCCATATCTCTCTGTTCGGGACTCCCTTCTTGACGTAGAGGTCATATATCCTGTTGATGTCAGCGACGCGCTTCTGATAACTCACACCGTGCCGATTCCCCATATTGCGATACTGTCAGTCCATACTCTGTTCACCTTTTGGCTTGTAAGGACGGATGTCAAGCGTCATCTCGCAGCTCACCGTCACACGGCCGCTCCCTTCACACTGCGGGCAGGTTTCAGCCTTGCGGATAAAACGCCCGGATACGATTTTGCCCGTGCCGTGGCATTTGCGGCACAGGGCTACTTTCGGGTCTTTCTTCACTTCCTGTTTCATTGCTCTGCTGTTTTTAGGATTCTGTCATTCCAAGGGGGATGGGCTTCCACATCCCGTTCTTGTCCTTCACCTCAGCCCGGATGAACTGCTTGCTCACTTCGGGCTGGTAGCTTTCCTCGATGATGCGCACGCCTTCCAGGAAACGCGCGTCGCCGGTATCCTCGGCCACCTTGCGTAACTGCACGATGCGGCTGGCTTTCAGCGTGCCCTTGGCGTCACGGCTCAGGAGCCGGAACACCATGTTCACCAGCGCCTGCGTCTTATCGTCGTTGGCCAGCGAGGCGATATACTCCTTCACGATGACAATGCCGTCCTCCACGGTGTCGCGGTACCCGTCCGTCACATACACGCCGAGCGTGATGCGCTTGTCGCCCTTGCTGTTCGTGAACGTGTGGCTGCGCTGGTCGTCGCGCACCTTCGTCCTGAACAGGTCGGACTTCATCTCAAGGATGGTCTTGAAGTTATCAAGCACTTTCTGCTTGCTTTCCTTGATATCCTCGCTGATACCCAGCAGCACGGGGATGGAATGCTCTATCTCGTCATCCACCATCTGCTTGTACAGCTCACGGTCTGCCTTGGCCTTTTCCTCGGCCGCTTTCTTGGCTTTCGCCTGCCGGTAGGCCTCGAACTCGGCCTGCTCCTCCGCCGTCATCATGACGGTCTGTCTGTTTTCTTCGTTCATGATTGGTCTATTTAATGGTTCAACATTCATTCTTCTTCTCCGCAGGATTCCGTACTGTGCCAGCCGCACAGTTCGATTTCCGACTCTATCTCAAACCTCATCTGGTCGAGAAACTCTTCATACTGGCTGTCATCCAAGTCCCTTGCCTGCGCCCGGACGGCATCCATCGCCTCCTTTACTTTTTGTCTTATTCCCATATCCTTAACATTTGGGAGCGGCAGGGTCAAAGAACACGTATGCCACGCCGCCCGGTTGTTCCACATTCTTTTCCTTCATCGGCTTCAGTCCGCCCTTGCGCCTGATGGAGCGCAGCTTCACGGCCAACGCCTCCAACCCGTCCGGACTTATCCAGGCGAAAGGCTTACCCGCTATCCGGGGATTCATGCAGAAGTCGTTGATGCGCGCCCAGTCCGTGGTGTCGATGCCTATCTGCTGCATCAGCTTCAGGCAGGTGCTGCGCTTCTTCTTCAGCTCGTCTTTCCGTCCGGAAATCTTCTCCAACGCCGCGCAGCACTCATCGTACTCCCTCCGGTTCATCTCCTTCAGGCTGTCCGTCCGGTTCCAGGTGTACTGCAGCACGATGGACTTCTTGAACTCCTCGCGGTCGCCGTTATAAGGCAACAGGTTGAACGAGGCGTAAAACCTTGCGAAATTGGTCACTTCCTGTTTCATAGGTTGAACTGGTTTTCAAATAACACTTCAATGCCGCACGAGCTGGCCACGTCCAGTTCCAGCTTCGCGCCCTTGCTCAGTTCCCAGCCGCGCAGCATGTAGATATAATCGCATCCAAGCAGCAAGGCAATGTCCGCCCGCATGTGCTTCCGCCAGTGCGCATCGTCCGGCAGGCCGTTCTTGAACGGGTTCACCGGGTCGAAGCCCTTCAGTCCGAGGAAACGCTCCGCATCCCCGAAGGCTGCCTTGCGCTCCTCCAAATCGTGGTGCGCGATGGCACCGCTGATGTAAACTTTCTTGTTCATTATTTCAAATCCTTTATGTTCACCTGGCACGACGGATACCACTGCCTTATATGGCTGGCGAACATCACGTCGCGCGTTTCTATCACCACATGCCCGCGGGTCTTTGCCCGGCGGAGCCGCAGGTCGCTTTCGATATTCCGTTCCACCCACTCATCCACCACGCCTGCGGCCTCGCTGCCTTTCAGCAGCAACTGGAACAGCTTGTTTTCCCATTCTTCCATACTCGCTATAAATTGTTGCTGGTTTGTATCAGTCCCTCTTTCCACACCACGTAATAAGTGCCGGCCTCGCCGATGGCACGGCCTTGGCAGTATGCCTTGTAGCCCATCACGCGCACTTTCATGTCGCAGATGTAACGCAGCCTGATGGCATCGGCACCCATCGGTGCGCTTTTCTTTTCCTGGCTGATGAAGATGAAGCATTTGCGCCGGAACCGCTTTATCAGCTCGTATGCCTGGTCGTAAGTCCACCGGGCCACTTGAAAGGAATCCACGATGACGAACTTCGGCGACTTCGGTTTTCTGAGCCGCTCCACAAGCTCATCGTAGGAGTCATCCGTCACCACGCGGAACCGTCCCTGCACCTCGGCCATGCCCAGGTAGTCCATACGACGCTGGAAGCTCTGGTTCACGCCCTCCTCGTAACTCATGTACAGCACCGGCCCGTACTTGCACAGTTCCTTGGCAAGCTGCATGACGAACGAGCTCTTGCCGCTCGCGCTGGCACCGCTGATGAACCACGAGGCGTTGTCGGCGGGCTCGCCGAAAGGCTTGCTCCACTTCTCGCCCCACGGCAGCGTCACCCACTTCTTGGCGGCTATCTCTTTCGGACTGTACGCGCGTTTCATCGTCTTACTTCCCTTTTTGGAGTTCGGCTATCAGACGGTCTGCCCACTTGACCGAATCTTCTATGTCACTATCAATTGTCGTGAGGCCAAAGTGTACCATTCTGCGCAGGAATATCTCCTTGGCCAACTCGTAACGGCGTTGCTCCCAATCCGGCTCGTTCATCTTCTTCATTTCACGATGAATGCCGATAACAGCATCCATCGCCTGCATTTCTATCTTGGTCATCATTGTACTGTCATTTTAAGTTTTTCAATCTCCGTATAAACTCTTCTAAGCCCTCCGCGTGTCTTGCGCACTATCTGCGCGATGTCCGCGCCCTCCGGGGCATTGGCCTTGGCCACAATCCGCGCCTGCGTCATCAGGAAGGCTTCTCGCTCCTTGCCGTCGTCCGGGGTTACCTTGCTGTAGCGGTCGCCGTAACGGCTCAGCATCTCGGTGTAGCCCACCTTCTTGCACTCTATCGAGCGGTTTATCTTCTCCTTCAGGCCATCGGCTCCCATCATATACCAGGCGCAGCACCTTTCGGTGGCGTTCCAAAGGGCTTTCAGTTCAAGGAAGGCTTCATACGTGAGGTCGCCCGCCTCGTCCAGTATGATGAGCGGCGTTTCGATGGAGCGGAGGTAATACACCAGGTCGTCGTACACGTCGGCATACCGTCCCTTGCTGTCCACGCCGAACTCGGCGGCTATCTTGCGCACCAGCTTCAACTTGGTCTTCACCTGAGAGCAGTCTATGTACACCGCGTTCCTGTGGGTCTGCACATAATACCGGGCCGTGAATGTCTTGCCGATATTCGGCACGTCACAGAGGATGGCCGAAAGGCAGGATTTCTGTGAAATCTCCAGCTGCGAGGTGATGTATTCGAAAGTGGGTGTCTTGGCGGCCTTCCATTCCATGCCGCCGCGCAGGTTCACGCCCAGCCTCCGGGCGATGCCTATCCAGTTGGCGTCGCTCAATACCTTGTCCGTCTGACCGTTCTTTACGGCACTGTACACCGATGTGGTGATGCCGAGGGAGGCGGCGTGCTTTGCGTCGCTCGGATAGTTCGCACGGTTAGCGGCTATCGCCTCCATGATCCTTTGTTTTTGCGCTTCTGTAATCATAATCTAACGCTGTTTTAATGTTGTTCTAAAGGTCTTCCAATGCCCGCCTGCTGCTGTCCATTTCCGGCTTCCATTCGTAATCTTCCGGCTCGTCCTGTACGGGTACCGGTGGCAAAGTGTAACATTCTGCATCTGCCTCATCTGCGTATGCCTGCGGTTGCACATCGGCCTTTCCGATTTTCGTGATGGCATTGTCACGCAGGTATTTGTTGAAATGGGACACGTACTTCTGCTGCTCGATGTAGTTCGCCACGTCCTCGTCTGTCTGTTCGGCCATCACACGGTTGTAAGTATTCACCTGCCGCACCTTGTCTATGTAGCGGTCGCCCTGGAACAGGTACACGTCGGTCGGCTTCCCTTCCTCGTCCGGCAAATAGTAGGCCGTCACCTTACGGTTGTTCGGCTCCAGTTCCTCAAGCACCTCCGGGCCGCTGATCCACCAGTCCTCGTGTGCCACGCGCACCGTCGAGTTACGCCGTATGCTGGTTTCCACCTTCTCGCCGATATAACGGCTCAGGGTCAGGCTGTCAAACGGGCGCAGGGTCGGGTTGATTTTCGCCACGAGCACGTCCCAACGGGTCATGCCGGGATATTTTTTCTGGTTCGGGTGCAGGGAATTGTTCCATTCAGCGCAGTCGCGGCGGTCGTCGGCCACCAGTTCCTCGAAGGTATAGTATTTCTTGTCCTCCCATGTATGGTTGCCGCTGTCGCTGATTTTCTTCTGGTCCACCCTGCGCGCGCCTTTGTTATACCAGCGGCCCACACCTTCGTGGTTCTTGTGGGCTATCGTGGTCTTGAACGCGCCGTTCAAAGGCTCGGCATATTTCTCCTGCGAGTTCTGCGGCGCGCAAAAGTGTACGAACTTGAACACTTCGCCGGCTTTCAGGAAGCCGCCCTTGTACTTGCTCATCAGGTGCTGCTCCACCTCTATGCCTGCCGGGATGCCCCAGCCGTGCCGTGCGATCAGCCGGAACATGTCGCGGAAGCACTCCACCACCAGCGCGTCGTCCTTGTCGCGTCCGTAAGCCAGTCCGATTCTGCACTGGCTCACCACATCGTAAGCGTAGTAGGCATGCACATACTCGTTGCCTTTCATGCGGCGCGGCAAGTCCACGTCGTCCATCGTTATCTGGCTCAGCGACCACTCGCCGCCGTGGCGGTGCATGTGCGGCATCTGCTCGTGCATGAAAGTGCTGTAGCCGCGCAGGGCGTGTTCTATCAGCATGTGGTTGGCCGGTTTGTTCAGGATGTTGCGGATGGTGCTTTCGCTGAGTTCTTTCGGCTCACCGTTCTTATCGGTGAAGTCGTCCGGATTGAATACCTCGCCGGTTTCCAAGTCCCACGCCTCCAGTTCGCCGCACACGAACCGTATGTACATGTCGTGCACGTCGCTGCCGTAGGGCTGGTTGGGCAGGACTTTCAGGCTCAGCACGAGCCGCTCGTCCTTATACGTCACCTTGCGCTTGTTCTGGTTGCCGAACTTGCCGGTGATAAGGCACTCGTAGCCGAACTTCTTGTAGTCGTTCACTTTCCTGCGGAAACGCAACGTACTGGCCGGCAGGTCATGCCCCAACTGCTCGCGCAGCGTCTCGATGACCTTGGCCATCTTCGACCAGTCGTATTTGTCACCCATCAGCTTCTCGCGTTCCTTGCCGCGCTCGTACAGTCTGATGCAGGTGTTCAGCACAGAAGCATTCACCGCGTACTTGTGCGCCAGTTCTGCGGTGGCGTGGTCACTTTTATGGCTGGCGGCCCAATCCATGAAAAAGGCCACCGCTGCCTGGTCAAGTTCATAATTCGACATCACCCAGGCGGTGATACGGGCTTCATCGCAACCGAACTTTTCTTCTACTTGTTCACGGCAGGCGGATGGAAGGCTATCAATGGCAACAAGGGCACAACTTCCCTTTGCGCCACCGCCACGCTTCATGACCTTGATTTTGCGGCGAGTCACGTTCTTCTCATAGGCAGCTTTAGTCATAAAGCCCTCCTCTATGAGTTCACGCACTGAAATGCAAAGTTTGTTGTCGTAATACCCTAACATGGCCACTCCCTCCTTACTTCAAAGACATTGCCCAGTTCTGAATGTTTTGGATGCTCCTTACGCTCACATTCTCGTAACGACGTACCTTCTCACCTCTATGGAACACGTCACAACCGCCATCATCAAGCGAAAACTCCAGAAGAACATCGTTAGGCAAGTATTGTCGCATATAGCGGTCAGCATCAAACAGGGTTTCCATCTCTGGATGCTTGACCATAACGATACCGCCACGTTCCATCGCCAATTTGCGGATACGTTTGGCCAATTCCGTGTTGCCACGCTTCTCGTCAAAACTGACGGCGTTGAAAACCGTGCGCTCCGTAACCTTGAAGGCCTTCATGATAAACTCGCGGTCTTCCTTCTTGATGTGGATATACCGCTTCTTCCCGGTGGCGTTCAGACGCTCGGCATACTTTTCTTGACTTAAAAGCTCATTCATATCTCACTCGTTTTAATGATTAAAATTTAGTGGGGCGCGGGGAGTCGAACCCCGGCGACTTTCATACGCTTTCACTTTTCGCTTTACCAACTTTCCGGCCGCGCCTGCCGCCCCTTGCCCGTCTATTCGGGCTACCAGTTATCCGACAATCTCTTTGCCTTGCTTTTCTAATACTCGCCTCCTTAATGCTCCGAATACTGTAAAGCTCATGCCTAAACAGGCTGCATAGTCCTCATCCCTGAGACGCTTGTCCTTGTCCGGCTCTATTTCTTTAACTTCGTTCATTACATCCGTCAATGCGTCCAATAGCACGTCCAATGACTCCGGCTTTACCTTATCCAATAATGACGTTTTCATTTTTCCACACCTCCATCCTTTACGTGGGCGAGCATCATCTTAAACTCGCGCACTATTTGCTGTTTCACCTCCCTGTCCAGCAGGTGGGCCGTATTGAATGAGGCGTTCGTGCTGTGGTTCTGCACGGATCCGCACAAAAGGTCGTCCGTAAAGCATCCTACCGTATGGCTCATCCAGCCGAGCGTTTCACATAAACTTCCGCCGTTCACAATCTTTTGAAGCTCGCGGTATATCTTCAGCCGCAGTTGTACTTTGTACATATCCTCCGAATGCCAGCAGAAGAAGTGATCATAGTCCTCGTTCATGTCCCTCGTGTACTCGTCGGCTTCTTCCACGCAACCGCTTATCCACACCTTGACTTGGCTGGCAATCATGGCCAGGCACTCTTTTGCTTCGTTTTTCGTCTCTTCGTTCAT